CATATTCGCTGTAATGAGTAAATTTTAAAATGGTTGTTAAACTCTGACTATCATATGACACCCTTGCATGTGTTATTTTTGACTCAGTAGGTGTGATATAGTTGATGACTATGCCTTTCAAGCCTTTCAAAAAATGGTCACTGAACTTAATATTTACCTTACGGTTGGGAAAAAATTTATTATAAAACAAGTTTGCGACATTTTGAATCTGTTCACAACCCATGTAATTCACTAGACAACCGGATGCATTTAAACCGGCAATTTTATAATCTTTAGGGAACGCTAAATAAAATGATTCGTGCGGGAAGTTTACAAGCTCCATATCTTGAATAGATAATTTAACCTGTTTAATGCGCTCAATTGTTTTAATAGAGTCAGGAAACATCACCACCCTGGAATGTTTCCGCCAATAATATTCAGATGCTAATACAGATTGCTCAAAATATTCAATCGCAATTTCAGGCTTTGCTAATATATAGTTAATACAATCATCAATGCTTGCCGCGCGACCTAATTTATGTTTTCGAACAGACTTACCCAGTAATTCAATCATGCTCTGATAAACATCATATTGGCCCCTAATCATCAATATATACCCTTTTGTTAATTTCTATTACTTATACAGGTTATTTTATGATTAATCAAGAACAAGCACCTGATGTATCAGGATTATTAACCGATTTAAATGATTTCTATCATGAGCTTGAAAACCATGAAAGCACAAACGCAATTGATCACTATGATCCCTATCAGTATCAGATAGATTTTCACAACGATAAAGAAAAATACAGATGCTTACGTGCGGGGAACCGGATCGGCAAAACGCATTGTGGGGGTGCTGAAGCATCCTACCACGCGACGGGAATTTATCCAGATTGGTGGGAAGGACATCGTTTTGATCGACCGGTGAGAATTGTCGCAGCAGGTAAGAACAACGAGAAGACACGTGACCTAATTCAAAGTGCATTATTTGGCGACCCCACTTCTAAAGATGCATGGGGTACTGGCTGGATACCTAAAGCACTCATTGGTGAGACGATGCGCAAGCCAGGTGTGCCAGAAGCAAAATATCATATTCATGTGTGGCATATCTCAGGGGGTTGGTCAAAAATTACATTGCTTGCATACGACATGCCTAAAGAAACCTGGATGGGGCACAAAGCGGATATTAATTGGTTAGATGAAGAGCCGCCTGAGCAAATAATGTCACAAGCCATTAGATCAGTGGTTGATACCGGTGGGATTATTTTCATGACCTTCACGCCCGAGAATGGAACAACGGGGGTTGTGAAGTTAATGGAGTCTGCTGAATCAATTTGGTCTCTTCACAAAGCTGGCTGGAAAGATGTCTCAGGTTCCAAATTCTTTTTAGACATGGGCAAGTATTCTGTGCAATTTGATATTCAACACAGGCGTTCAGGGGCAGAAGGTCACTTAACAGAAGAAAAGATAACCAGCGCAATGAAGGCGATGATGCCGCATGAAATAAAAATGCGCTCAGAAGGTGAGCCGGTGCTGGGTTCTGGTTTAGTTTTTCCCTATTCACCTGACAAGGTTTCTGTTGAAGCATTTGAAATACCATCACACTGGCCGCGCATTGCAGGGATTGATTTTGGATACACACACGCAACCGCAGTGGTCTGGTTGGCTCATGATGTCGAGACAAATACAGTCTACGTTTACGATTGCATTAAAATAGAAAAGCGGGAGATTGTAGAGATTGCGCCCTATATTAATCAACGTGATGGAGGGGTGACGCCAATCAGTTGGCCACACGATGGAAATAAACAATTTGGTATGGGCGACTCCATCCAAAATCAATACCGAATGTATGGCTGTAATTTGCTCCCTGATAAGTTTACCAATCCCCCTAAAGAGGGACAAAGTGAAGGTGAAGGGGGTATTCAAATCATGCCTGGTATTGTGGACATGGCTAATCGGATGGTTGAAGACAGACTTAAAGTTTTTGGCCACCTTAGAGAATGGTTTGAAGAGTTTAGAAATTACCACCATAAAGATCATAAAATTGTTGACCGTGACGACGATCTTATGGCCGCGACCCGTTATGCGGTGATGAGTATTCGACACGCAGAAAGACCCGATAAACGATATTTTAAACCCAAAGTAAAACGTCAAGTGACGTGAGGAGTAAGGCATGACAAAAAATATGCATAAGAAAAAGAAAGACCCCGTTTCAGGGGCCGAGAAGTTAGCGGATTTCTTTGGCGGCATGTTAGGCAAAGTCGTCAAAGAAAAGCGCAAACGTAAAAAGAAAATCACTAAGAAACGTTAAAGGTTTTTTTCTTTGCCCGCGTACCGTGTGGGCAAAGTTTACGCGGTATTTTATTTTTCTTTAATAATTTTTCATACAGTTCAACCAGATGATCATCTTTTTTAATCATCAATTCTATCCATTCTCTATCTGATTGTTTAACCATAAATTTTCTACACACTTTAACAGACAAATCTAGCTGTTTATTTGCAAGTGTGCACTTACCTAAATTCAACCACGAATAATATAACTTCATCATCTCTACGCATGATTTTGGGTTGTTTTTGGGTTGTGAAATGAGGGCGGTGCTGGTGAGCGGAAATATTAATAAAACGATCAAAAATAGAATTTTCATGATTAAGCCTCTTTTATTTGAATACTAACTATAGGAAACATTCGCATGAAAAGCAAATATCCAATCACAGACAAGTCCAGTGCAATGGGTGATGACGCGATCAATCGCGGAATAACAGGCCAAAGCTTACGTGATAAATCAATGAGTTATGACCCCGCAACGGGTAAAGCCCACGGGCAAGACGTTAATTTAAATCATTCAGGGAATCCCCAGTTTTATGCAGATGAGGACATGGATTAATGGCTAATTTAACTCAACAAGAGGTTGAAAACTTCATTTTGTTGGCTGGCCAGGCCGGTGACAGGTGGTTCAAATTATCCTTTGTTGATGAGGACATGAACGCTGAACCGGTCGCCGTCGCATTAATGGAATCAATAGCCGACGCCATTCATGACGGCATCACTTCAATGGCGTTTGCAGAGCGACAAGAACAGGCCGTTGAAGAATCTAAAATAATCACGGGGGAAAGTAATGGAAGGCATTGAAATTAAACAAAGATATGATGCCCTTTGGGGCATTAGAAAAACGGTTGAACAAGATTGGGATTTGATTGAAAAGTTTATAGCGCCTTTGCGTGGGGGTAAATTTTTTCAAGACCAAAGCTCTGAACATGAAATAGATTGGCGGCGCGGTCGTGATGTGTTTGATTCAACGGCAATACTCGCATCAAACACATTAGCCAGCTCAATTCATGGGGCATTAACCTCCCCCTCTACTCGTTGGTTTTCACTTCGTTTTCGAGACGATGATTTGAATATAGAAGACGAACTAACAGAATGGTTGCAGGCGTGTGGGGAACGCATTTGGTATGCCCTTCAAGACTCTGATTTTAATCTCGAAGTGAACGAAGCATATCAAGATTTAGTTGCCTTTGGTACGTCCTGCATTATTGAAGAGGCCGAATCTGAAATAGAATGGAAGGGTGTGGATTTTTCCACGTTGCCGATAAGAGAAATCTATTTTGAACAGGATCATAAAGGGCAAGTTTTAAACTTTTATCGACGCCTGCAATGGACAGCTTTACAAATTGTTTCAAAGTTTGGTGACAAAGTTCCCGAGCACATTAAAGAAATGGCTAAACAACCTGGACAAGCAGACCATAAATTGACAATTATATATGCAATTTATCCGCGAAAAGGAAAAGAGAATGTAGATACAACTATGCTACTCTCACCAAAACAAAGACCGTATGAATCAAAATATATTTTGCATGATTCGGCTGATACTTTGGGTGAAGTTGGTGGCTATTATGAAATGCCCGCGTACATTCCGCGCTATCAAAAAACGTCTGGCTCAATGTGGGGATTCGGCGCGGGTACAATCGCAATTTCTGATGTCATGACATTAAATGCGATGATTGAACAGCGACTAAGTGCAGCAGCAAAAGCCATTGACCCCCCTTCCCTTGTGACTGAACGCGGCCTTCTTTCTGACCTCGACTTAGAAGCGGGCGGACTATCAGTTGTGCGCGATATTAACGGCATTAAAGTGTATGAATCGGGGGCAAGATTTGATGTTGCTGAAGGCTTGATTGTAGATTTAAGGCAAAATATTAACCGAATGTTTTTGGTTGATCGGCTCGAATTAAAAGAATCCCCCGCAATGACCGCGACCGAAACAAACGCCCGTATTGATTTAATGCAACGTTTATTAGGGCCGGTTTTTGGACGCCTTCAAACTGATTTTTTAAACCCAATGTTAGAACGGACTTTTAAAATTCTGTTTCGTGCCGGTCAATTTCCGCCCATGCCTGAATCACTTAAAGATAAAGATTCAGAGCTGGATATTGAATATATCGGCCCAATGGGACGCGCTCAAAAAACCGACCAGCTGAATGCTATGTCAAGCTGGATGAGAGAAATGGCAGAGTTAGGCCAGCAGTATCCTGAACTTACAATGCTCCCCGACGCGCAGGCTTATGGTCGAGAAATGGCAAAGGCGGCAAATATTCCGGCAACGATTATCAGATCAAAAGAAGAGGTTGATGACATGGTTGAAACCAATAAACAAAAAGAGCTTGAACAACAACAATTAGGTTCTGCAATTGGCCAGGGTGAAGCAATGCAGGCAATGGGCGATGGGGCAAAAGCGTTAAAGGATGCCGGTGTTGAGCAATGAGTTCATTCGATAGTATTAAGTCAAAGCTTCATAAAAAATCAGCTCGGGTACAGGCGTTTATGGATTCTGAACTGGGGCGGGAAATTGTTGAGCTTTTAGAAGATGAGTTTTATCACGGGTTACTATTTGACAGTGACCCGTATAAAACAGCCTATAACGTCGGACGGCGTGACGTTGTTATGTATTTGAAAGAATTGCAAAATTGGAGAACAAAATGAGTGATTATAATGGTGAGCTACCTGATAACTGGCGTGATGTGTTACCTGAAGACATGCGAAAAAACGGGGTGTTAGAAACTGTTAAAAACGTTAATGCCTTGGCAAAAATGGCAGTTGATGGGCGGGCGCTGGCAAACACCGCTATTCGTATTCCGTCAGAAGATGCGAGCGCAGATGATCAGAAAGCATTTAGATCAGACCTGATGACTAAAATCCCTGATTTAATGTTCAAGCCGAATATGGATAGCCAGGACTCAATCAATGAGGTGATGAAAAGTCTTGGAATGCCGAATGAGGCAACCGGTTACACATTGCCGGAAATGCCTGACACGATAAAAGACAGCATCACCGGACTCACCGAACAGGCGCATAAGGCGGGGCTTACAAACAATCAGTTCGGCGCAATTACGGGGGCTATTCTTGATGACTACAAGCAGAATTCTGATGTGGCCTATGGTCAATTAGAAGAGCAAAAGCAGGAGTTACAAAAGGAATGGGGCAGCGCCTATAAGCAGAAGGTTGAAGTTATATCTCACTTTGCAAAACAGACGGGCTTTTCAGAAGATTTTATTAAAGCCATTGATGACGGTCACATTGATATGACCAACATGAAAGCATTTGACACCGTTGTACAGGGGTATGAAGGTGAAGGGAATGAGATTGGACGCCAGCCCACTAACCCAGATGTCATCATGACACCATCAGAGGCTGATAGTCGACTGAATGAATTAATGGGTAACAAAGATCACGCTTTTTGGCACCCTGAAAATCCTGAGCATCAGGCGGCTAAAGACAAGGTGATTGAGTTGGGTAAATTGGCTGAAACAGGTAAGAAAACGGAGGTTGATGAATTTCGAGATTCATTAATGGGTGGTTGACAGAGTTAATTGATACGACTAGAGTCAACTGTATTGACCTATTGTTCCCAGTGACACAAGTACGTCACTGGGTTAACGACTCAATAGACCCCGTAACAGGCGGCACCCTGTAGTCAATTAAAGACCGGTAGCAACCGCTTATCTTTCGACGATTTTTTATAAATCTTGGGAGATTAGCTTCATGGCTACTGGAATTGCAAGTGTATACATATCCACGTTCGAACGAACTCTAAGGCATTTAGCCCAACAATCAATTACGCGATTACGCCCGTATGTTACTGAGCGTGCCAGTAATGGTAAGGATCACGGTTGGGAGCGTTTAAGTGCGGCAACCTCTACCAGTAAAGCGGCGGGCTTAGTCGCTACCCCCTCAACCGGTGGCACCTATTCAAGACGTTTAAGCATTGCAGGCACAATACACGCAGGTGATAGCACACAGCAAGAAGACGTTGTGCAAATGCTGATTGATCCAAACTCAAATCAGGCGGCATCATTGGCTATGGCCATTCGTCGAGCGTGGGACGTTTCAATTCTGACTGCCGCGACCGGTGCAGCATTAGACGGTGATGGTGTGGGTGTGCCCTACGATACCGCAAATCAGCAAATCATTTCTGCATCAACAATCACGTTTGATCTTGTAACTCAAGTGCAAGAAAAATTCCTGGATAACAACATTGAACCCGATGTACATAAAGTATTTGTTGTTGGGCCAGCTCAGTGTAGAAAGCTGATGCAACTAACTGAAAATACGTCGTCAGATTATGTGGATACTAAAGCACTACAGCAATTAACAAACACCGGCATCGTTTATAACTGGATGGGGTTCACCTGGATTATGTCCACGCTGTTAAACATTACAGCGGGTGCACCGGATGTAATTGACTGTATTGCATTTACAAAACGCGGGTTAGGTATGCAAATGAACCGGGATATGTTGGTGAGAGTTGCAGAAGACCCCACGCAATCATTTGCATGGAGAATCTACGCGGCAACCACTTTCGGCGTCGTCAGAACGGAAGATGAGCACGTCGTTTGGTTGCAGGTTGAAAACACATAATCATAACGCCGGTACGATCGTACCGGCTTTTTTAAAGGGTTCTTATGAGAACACATACAACATATACCGATTTACGCCGAATCATGAAGTTACACACTGAAGGTCAAGACGTTGCGCATATCAGCGAAGCTGTATTCATTGATCCTAAAGAAGTTCAGTTTGTGATTGATGCCCG